TATACAGAGATGCGGGAGCATCAGCTACTTACTCGATTATAGGCAGCCCTGGCGCAGTATGGGGAACGTCTGGGAATATTTTACGAACCTATGTTGCCGACGTGGGCGGAACGGCTTACATAGAAAATAGGTCTGGGTCAACTGGGTACCAGTTCATAGCGCTCTACGGTCAATCTGTAGCCGGAATGCAATTTGGTTCGAACGACGGATTTACTTTTCAAACAAGTAAGGCTGCAAGTGTTCAAACAACATTTTCGATTCTAACGAGTAGTGTTGCAATTCTTAGCTCAGCTTCGGTAACCCTTCCATCAAAGACTTTTTTTCCAGAGGAATACCTCACAGTTTCATCTAGCGTTACGCTGAACTCAACAACTCACAGATACGCAACGCTGGAGATGACAGCATCAGCTGGCACTTCGGTAATATCGGTCCCAACAGACGCTTCTGACAACTTCCCAATCGGCACCGTAATACAGATAATCAGGGTCGGAGCAGGTGAAGTTCAGGTAACGGCAGTCACTCCAGGGACGACAACCGTAAATAATGCTTTGGGAACTCGCTTGAGAGCGCAGTGGTCTACTGCTACACTACGGAAAAGAGCTGCGAACACGTGGCTGTTATCGGGCGACCTTAAGGTTTAAAGGAATTTAAAATGGCTGGCGGAGCGAACTCAGAAAAAGAACCAGATGCCCCAAAAGGGTCCGTTCCAAACCTTATTGGTCTTAGTTCCGCTTCAGCTCAAACCAGCGTAACAAATGCAGGTTTTATTGGTTCTGCTTCTGCAACCACTCCAATAAATGACCCAACTGGTTCTGTTGGTACTGGAAACTTAAATAAAGTTACATCACAGACCGAAACCGCAGGAGTGGTAATGCCACTCGGTGAAGTGATTGACTACGTAGTTTCCACTCCGTATTTTCCGCCATTTTTCCCTCCATTTTTCCCTCCTCATTTCCCGCCATTTTTCCCTCCGTTCTTCCCACCGTTCTTCCCTCCGTTCTTCCCACCGTTTTTCCCGCCTCATTTTCCACCTCATTTTCCACCGTTCTTCCCACCGTTTTTCCCGCCTCATTTTCCACCTCATTTTCCACCGCATTTCCCACCATCTTTTAAGTGATAAAGAAAGAGACACATAAAAATGTCGCAGACAATCCCAGAAGTTAATTTAGAAGAAACGGGCAGAGAGTGGTTTGAAGCGCATTCAAGCTCAACTGACGAGCACCTTCTCCCTGTCTCCGTCTACGACGTTGAAATTCGCTCTGCCGACGGTCAAAAGAAATCTATTCTTTCTGAACAAAAAGGTAAAGTAACCCTGTTATTTAATGTTGCTGCTGGGTGCGGGAATATACCTCAACACTCAATAATCGAAGAGTTAAATCAGCGTTATCGAAAAGTTGAAGACTTTGAAATAATTGCAATTGTGGTTGATGACTTCGTTTGTCATGGATATCCAGAATTTCAAGAAGGAATAAATAAATATATTGAAGAAAACAATTTGGAAATCACCCCAGGTCAAGTCTCGGAAAAATACGCCCGTGATAACTTTGGGGTAACATATCAGTTTTCCGAATTAACAAACGGACGACACGACAAACATAAATATAACGCTGATTATGTTCCAGGTAAAGAAAAAGTGCAAGAACAGCATCCGCTTTGGTCATACTTAACGGGGGCATATGCAGCTGATACTCAGGAAAATGGAGTTCCATATCATCTAGAGGAAGTGTCTTGGTCCAGTGAAAGAAACATAATTCCTTCCGGCAAAATAGGCTTTCCCCCATTGCGAGGAAACTTTGAAAAGTTTTTAATTGACAGGACCGGTCGTCGAGTTAAGAGATACTCCAATGGATTTTTGCTCGGAGAAAGAGATTCAAGCAATAACATGTTTCCTTGGCTTGAGGAGCATTACCTTGAGAATGGCAAACGAGACCATAAACCTAAAACGCATCCCATGGAAGGCGTTCCATGGCCAACGCCAACTCAACGCTACGGCATAGATCTTTCACTTGATATCATTTCTAAAGATATTGACGCGTACTTAAACATGTCGCACTAATGAGAGAACCGTTTAGCATTCTTTTATTTAAGTTTAAAGTTTATATTCGTGGAAGTATCCGTATGAGGCAGATAAAAAAATATAGACGCAAACGTACTGGCGACAATCAAGATGAGTTTAACGATTTTATCTATTAAATTCAGTGCATAACATTAAATTTAATAATGTTAGTATGATGACCTATGATAAATAATCCTGCAGCAAACATAGCGGACAAACCAGAAATTAAGGGTCGTTATGTGCTCGGGCAAGACGAGCATCCGCAGCCACCCACACTTCGTGTACACCCCCTGCCATCTGGTGGTTACCAGGAGTCATTAGCTGCCCTTCCACGGCATCGGTCTTTCTATAAGAGAAATACGCCAAGTAAAGAATTTTGGGATAAAAGAGATGAGGCTGGACTGCGTGAACACTCGGAACACATTGACCCTATTTTGGAAGTCCAGAATGGCTCCCATGATGCAATTGCGATAGGGTGTTCTTTTACATACGGAAGTGGCGTACCCAATAAGTTTGCATGGCCAAATATTATTAAAAAATCCACCGGAATGAAGGTTCTTAATGCGGGGATGCCTGGCGCGGCAACGTCATACAGTGCGTCTCATTTACTGTTTCTTCTAAGTAACATTAAGAAGGAAAGTCGACCAAAAATTGTCTATGGTCTATTTCCAGAAATGTATCGATACTTTGGGCCAGTTTCCAACATTGACGGAAGTATTGGTTTAAGTCCATGGGATATCCCGTTCTCCGAAGGGGAGTACAAGATGTGGTCACCAGGAAACGAATATGTGACATACAAAATTACCGACCTGAACGGCCGTTCCTACGAATTGGCTGCGGAAACAGCAGCATGGCAAAATTTTCTGTTACTTGACGCACTTGTGGCTGGCTTAAAACTTGCCGATATAGAGTTTGTGTTCAGTACGTGGCAAGGGGGAGGCCAGGAGGTATTCCGCAACCTGAACTACGAATGCTACAAGGATCAGCTACCTAGGGGCAGAGATGGATATATTGTAAGCACAGGATCAAGGGCAAGAGAGACATACCAGTGGATTCGGGATTTTCGCCAACACGGCGCACGGCCATTCGAGCAATTCGGCCTTGATAATGAACTTTTTTGCAGGCATGAACCTCAGTCCGATGAACAAAATGAGTTATGGGACATAGGTAGCGACCTTGGGCATCCCGGCGTTCATGACCATATACACTTTGCTGAGTTTTTTACTAACGTAGAAGTGACCAACGATTTACTTCGATCACTTTAAATCAGCGTATTACGGTAAGCGTTCCGCATCGACAAAGTGTTTATGGATAGATAGTCAAATTAAGTTATCATTACGCTCTGGAGAAAATTAAAATGACCGAGTTTAACAATATTCCAGATATAGACATAAGTCAGTTCAATAATCTTCCTATTCCACCGATGTACGTAATAGAAAACATATTATCGGAGAGTGAACGCATAGATCTGGTGGATCGGCTTCTCAACAAGAGCGCTTGGGTCGTTCACCCCGGCAGGGAAGATAATGACTCGAGGCAGCACTACACTCTCGCTGGTTCCGCAGATGCGTCCCTCATCATCGCAGATAGACTTATAAAAGAAAGATTATTAATAGAAATTGAAAAATCTTTTGGACAGCTTTTTCTTCTTCCACTAAATATGTCTTTCAATAGATGGATGATTGGTGACTCTCTTGGAATGCATAACGACAGCGGCAAATCTGACGGCGAGTTGATACTCGAGAAACGCGGTCACGAACCTCCACCTGTTGGAGTTTCAGAACACTTAAATGATGTCGGCGCAGTAGTTTATCTAACGGACGAGTATGAGGGCGGGGAAATATTCTTTGACAAGCAACGTACTAGGCTGAAGGTCAAGGCTGGGTCGGCGGTTATTTTTCCCGCAAGCCATCTTTATCGTCATGGGGTCACTAAATTAATAAGTGGCGAGCGTCTGACTATGACATCTTTTTGGGTCAGCGCAAGGTCGGTGGCCTTGACTCTTGTTAATGAAATATATCCAGACTGGTGGTTGCGGGTTGCTAATCCGGAAAAGATTTGGCGGCTACTCCCGGAGGAGTCGATCAACAAAATTAATCCACGATTCTTGCCCCCAGTATCATCTACGGAAGATTTTTAATACATTCAACTTTATCGTGAACAGGGAGCGCCTCCGCTGGTGGTTTGATAACATCATGCAGTATGAAACACCAGGATACGTCAGACATGGAGCAGTCACTAGTCGGCTACGGACATTTTGGGAAAACTCTAAATAATATATTAATTATTAAAGAATTTATAGAAAAACAAGATTTAGAGACAATGAATAATTTTTTCCCTACCATAGATCAATGGGAAAATGGAAAAGATGATGAATTCAACGAAGATGGGATATGCATATACGATTCGTCATACTGGCGGGACAGAATGTGCAGCGGCGATATTCTACAGAGAATTGCCCCCGATATTTTTGCTATCATAAATAAATATATTCTCAAAATGGCAGATGCTATTTCCGGAAAATACAATGTTGAAGTTTCGTGTAGGCCCCCAGTATTGATACGTTGGCTTCCCGGAAACTCGCAGTCTCCTCACGCTGATAAGCAATTAAACAACGGAGACCCAAACCCATTCCCAACCTATGATCTAAATTCAATCATTTATTGGAATGAAGATTTTGTTGGTGGGCAGATATATTACCCGGAGTATAATTTCGAAATACCGATTTCTGCTGGCATTGCGGTCGCCCACCCAGGAGATGTTAATTACCTCCATGGGGTCCGAGAAATACAATCAGGCGTTAGATGGACAACGCCATCTTTTTATACAATCACAAAAGTAGGGAGAAATTAAAATGGATATAGCAGGATACATTGGTCACGCCAACGCAGGAATTGTTCTTTATAAAAATGTTTGGCCACAAAATTCTCAATTTGTAGAGCGTCTTGAAAAAATATTAGAGCACAGCGATAATGCCCGTTACAAGTGGAATCAAGCGATGGTCGGCGATCAATCAATAATGAAGGACTATAGAGATTGCTTTGACTTCAAGCTACGTCAAGGTGATATGCCGATCGAAAGTGAGCAATTCGCAGATCTTGAGTTGATTTACAAAGAAGT